GCCTGAGTTCGTATAGGTGACCGGCCATCCAGAGACGAAGCCGCGAAAAATGTCGTATGTGGTGCCGCCTGAGGTGGCGCGGATGCGGATCTGTCGTCGAGGTAAAAGTTTCCCGAAATAAGTGCCGGCGGCGTAAAAGGGATCGAAGAGGCGCGAGTTGTTGGAGAGGACGACGTTTGCGGTGCCGGTGTCAAAGTCTGCGAAGTCGTCTGTCCGTCCGCGACTGGTTTCGATGCTTCGGACGTATGTTGTGACGTCTGTCCATGACACCGTATTCGTGTACGGGGAGTCATCGAAGGCGATCTCTACGATCGGGGTCGGGATAGGCACTACTTCTTCACCTTGATCGGGATGCCAGAGAACTTCTTGTCGTAGGCCTGGAGGTACTTGACGACAGACTTTCCGATCTCTACTTCGTCACCGACGCCAGATGTGATCGTGATCGAGTAGGAGTTGTTGTTGTTGGTGACTGATGCGCGCGCAAGGTTGTTGACGTCTGTCTGTGCCGCGCCTACTGCTCCGCCTCTAAAGATTGAGCCGGCAGAGGTGCCGAGTTGACCTGCGACGGCTCCGACGCTTGCGAGGCCTTCGTTGATCGCGCCGACTGAGAGTGAGCCGGTGCCGGCGACAAGTTCGGCGGCGACTTGTGAGCCTGAGTCGATGCCGAGGTTGATGAGCTGCGAAAGGCCTGCCTCGGAGAGACTAAACGGTGGCGAGATGAGGGTTTTGAGATCGGTCGCGAACTTTTTGGCTTTTGCGATTTGGTCGGCGAAGAGTTGTCCTGGTGATCGGCGAGCCGATTGCGCGCTAGTGACTGCTCCTTCTGCTTCTGCTACTTCGTCAAGTGCGCGCGTATATCCGGCGATGTCTCCGGTTGCTTTTGAGATGTTGAGTGCGCGGTAGGCGTCGGCGCGCCGTTTGAGTGCCTCGGTGTAGGCGCTTTCTCCGTCTGAGGCGCCTGAGAGGGCATTGCCGATGCTTAGGTTGCCAGAGATTGCCGATGCGGTGGCGTCGGCGAAGTTGTTCATCTCGTCTTTTGCGGCCTGGAGTTTGTTGCGCGCATCGGTGAGAGCTGTGTTGAGTGTGCCTTTCAAAGTTTGACCGAGTGCCGCAAACTTTTCGCGCGCCTTTTCTGCTCGTGTTTTGGCGGCTTCTGTTTGTCGCGCTACTTCTTCGACGCGGTCGGCGTAGATCTTTGTGAAAGTAGTGTTCTGTCCGTAGATGAGACTATTGACGGCCGCGCCGTAGTCGGCCGTTGCGTTCTCTGTTTCGTTGAGGTTGTCTTTGACTCGTGAGAGCTGCTCGTCGTAGAGCCTGAATGAGCCGGCGCCTTCACCGGTGATCTCTGATGTCGTCTTGATTTCTTTGCCGAGACCGAGAGCGTTCTGTGCGGAGTTGGAGATCGAGAGCGCAAGGTTGAAAAGGTCTGGAGTGATGGCGTCGGCGGCTTGACCGGCGGCGATGATGCCGTTGTATAGGCCTCCGATCCAGTCGCCTTCTTCGGCGGCTTCGGCAGTTTTCAATAGTGATCCGGTGACTTCGTCGACTGCTGGTATGAGTAGCGCGCCGACTGTTTCTTTGAGTTCGTTGAAACGGATCGAAAGGTTTGCGACTTTGCCGGCGGTGGTGTTGAGTGCGGCGGCGTTCGTGCCTGTGAATTGTTTGTTGAGTTCTTCGAAGGCGAGGGCAAAGTTGCCGGACTCTTTTGCGGCGGCCGATAGTGGGACGCCTAGTTTGCCGAGTGCGGTTGTTTGGCCGAGGCTCGCTTTTGCGACTGCGATCGAGACAGTCGAGAGGTCTTTTTGTGTCGCGGTAGCGATCTCGGTCGATAATGCGAGCAAGGTTTGGGCGCGTGAAACATCTCCAGTCGCGCGCACGAGTGTCGACATGGCCGGACGAAGATCATCGTCGGCGATATTTGATGAGAGGGAGAGCTGCTTGACGAACGCTTCGGCCGATGCGGTAGCGCGATCTGTGACTGCTCCAGTTTTTGAGATGGCGTCGCGGAGTAGAGCCTGGCTTTTCTGGTCGTCGAGTGCGGCCTGGACGATCTGTTTGCCGAACCGGACGACGCTTGCGCCGGCGACGGCGTAGCCGAGTGATGAGAGTGAGACGAGTTGTTTTTGTGCTTTTGCGAAACCTGAGAGGTCTTGTGTGGCGCGTTTGAGTTCTTTGCGTAGTGGCGCGGCGTTGCCGGTGACGGTGACTGAGATCGACTTTGCCATAGTTAAGCCCTAACGTACCGAGTGTTCGCTGGCATAGCGCGGCCGGCAAGTCGATATCGTCTCGTGAGTTCGTCAAGGCGCGCGGCGTAGAGCTGTGCGACTGCGTTGCGGCGTCCATCGAGTGAGTCGTAGATGAATGGTTGTGGTTTGATGCGTCGTGCCGGCCATCCGAAATGGATTACTCCGGCGTATTGGACGGAGGCGTTCCCGATGCGAACTTTGCCGGATGTCATTGTTGCGGCCGCGCGCATAGATGCGGCGAGTGCGCCGGTGCGTACTGGTGCAATGCGTAGCGCGCCGTTGACGACGATCTGTGCGGCTTCAAGGTGAGTGCTTTTGAGTTCTTTTTTTGTTGAGTCGCCGAGTGCTTTGAGTGCTTTTTGTGTTTCTCGAAGTCCGTCGATTTGTGCTTTGCCTTGACGGTCGGAGTCTATTCTGTAGCCGAAACTGCCTGAGCTAGGAGTTGCCATGCGTCGATCGGTTCCTTCCAATAGTCTTCCGGTATTGCCATCTGGATCATCGCTTCGAGTATTCCTGGTGGCGTTGCCAGGAGTTCTCTCGGCGATATGTGGGTTCTAATTGCGAGAAGCGCGATCAACTCAGTCGTCGAGCGCGCTAGATAGGGTTTTCGTTTGTCTCTACTGCGATGTCGGCGAGTGTTTTGATCCATTCGTCGAAGGGTTTGATCTCGTTTCCTGAGTCACGTTCTGCGAGCCATGCGAGAAAGTAGGCTTGCTCCTGTGGGAAGTCGTCTTGAAACGCTTTGCGGTATGGGATTTTGTAGTGGCGCTCGAAGGCGACTTCTGTTGATGGCCAGACCGGAAAGGTTCCTTCTGAGCCGTCTTTGTGCTTGACGGTGAGTGAGATCATGGTTTTATGTTGTCGTTTTCGCTATTGTGCCACCTTGAAAAGTGACGCTCATTTGGGCTAGGTCGCCGACGGCACCGTTCACCGGTTGTGTAGCGGCGAGGAATGCGTTGGAGATGGTGTAGGCAGGGTTTGTCGTGCTGGTTGCGGCCGATGTTGCCTTGACGACGATGGTTGTTGTGCCGAGTCCGATCTGGCCGTCGAGTGTTGCGGCGACTTTGTTCGGTGTGACTGCGAAGTCCTGGTTAAACGTGATCGCGACGGAGTTATTTTGGAGACCAGAAATGAAGAGGTGGCCGTTGCTTCCCATCGAGTCGACTGGTATTGGGTCGACTGCGAAGTCGAGGGTAATGGACGAAACGTAGGACGATAAGTCCGTACCGGCCACCGAGCAGAATGCGTCTTTGAGAATGAAGATGGCCACTATGCGACTGCTTTCACGAGTGTTCCACCTTGAAACGTGATGCTCATTTGTGCAAGGTCGCCGACGGCACCGTTGACCGGTTGTGTAGCGGCGAGGAATGCGTTTGTGATCGTGTAGGTGGGGTTTGTTGCGCCTACTGCCGCCGATGTTGGTTTGATGACGACGGTCGTGGTTGTCCCGACTAGCGCGTCAAGTGTCGGGGCGACTGTTGAGGCCGCGAAGTCCTGGTTAAGGGTAACGGCGAGTGAGTTGTTTTGTAATCCACCGAGGAAGACGTGGCCGTTTGTCGCGGCCATCCCATCGGCGGCGACTGCGTCGACTGCGAAGTCGAGGGTAATAGATGAAACATACGCGCTTAAATTCACGCTATTAACGACGAGCGAGGCGTCTTTGAGTACGAAAACGGCCATGATGATTACTCCTTATCGGTTTTCTTTGTGGTGGTTTCTGCGAGATGACCAGCTTCTAAGAGTGCGTCAATGTTGCATCCTTGAAGCTCGTCGTCTGAGATGGTGTCGCCGGCGTTTTTGCCGTCGATGAGATCTGATAACACTTTGTAACTAGCCATAAACTTCTACCTCGTATCTGTAGGCGAGATATTCAATACTCGCGACGGTGATTGATATTGGGAGTGCGCGCGTGACGCGAACGGTGGAGACTGTGCCGTTGAGGGTTCCTGCTGGTGTGCCGCCTTCGAGGACTGTTTTGACGCTCGATGCGCCGGTGCCGGCAAGGTAGACGTCGAGTTTGTCTTGTGCGCTTCGGTCGCTCATTCGTGAGGCGATGAGCAAGACGTCAAAGGTGGCGAAGTCAAGGCCGCGCACCATTGCTTCGTCCCATGTGAGTTCAAGGTTGCCGACGACGGCGGCCGGTACGTTGACGGTGTCTGGAATAAGGTCGTAGGTGCGTAGACCGGTGATGGTCGCGAGCCTCGTTTGTGCGGCGGCGCGTACTGAGGAGATGGTGATGCTCATGCGATGGACTCTCGACGGTATGCGCGCACCATTGCGGAGATGTCGCGGCCGAGTGGACTCATGCGGATCGCGCCGAGTTCGGAGAGACCGAGGACGCCGCCGACGGAGTCTTTGCGTTTGTAAAGGTCGGCGCCGAGAATGAGTGTTGCTTGTGCGATGTCGTCGGGGACGCTAGGCCATCCCCATCGTGCCGTAACTCTGATGCCTGGACGAAGGTTGAGAGGATATGGGAAGAGCTGTGCGCCGACCATCGTCACGTTAGTCCAGGGGCGGCCGAGGCTTGCCGAGTTAAGCGGCTCCATGAGATAGTCCGTGTTAATTGTGACGGCCGTTGAGAAGGTGCCAGATCCGGCGGTGTCGAGTGCGATGACCAGACCGGAGAGAGTGCCGATGTCGTCGACTATGAGCGAGTAGGCGTCGGTTGTGCGGTAGAAATGATCGCTCGCTACGGCGTCTAGGTAGAAATGGCGGTTCGCAATACGGTCGATGCTTCGTGAAGCAGACTCGACGATCTCTTCAAGCAGGGTGTCGTCGATGGAGTCGGTGATGCCGAGATAGTTTTTCATCGAGGCGAGCGTGACGTACCCGTTCGTTATCGCCATTAGTTTTTCTTCTTTGCGTCTACTTTTGCGGCCGCTGGTTTAATGATCGCCTTGATCTTGCGTGGTTGTGCTTTGTTTGCGATCTTCTGTTCAAAGGAGTCATCCTCGGCCGGCACATTCGAGGACTTTTTGAGCGTGGGCAAAAACTCCTCGCAACCGAGGACGACAAGCTGGTCGATGACTTGTTTCGCGCGATCGTCAAGGCCACGCCGACGATATTCGGCGAGTTCTTTTTTGAGTGCATCGACGATGAATTGTTTCATGATGAAATCCCGAAACTCGGTCGACTGTGCGCGCCGACCGAGTTGGAGTGGGGCTTTGATTACCAGTTGGCCGTAATGAGTCCGGTACCTGTGATCGCCGAGAATGCGGCAGGGTACTTTCCAGCGGTGTAGGCCGAGAAGCCGAACACGACTGTACGGATTGCAATATTGCCGTCTGGTTGTTCGAAACGAACATACAACGGTGTTCCGGAGTTGTCTTCGAAGATGTATGACTCATCGAAGTTTCCGACAATGACGGCCGTTTCGTTTGTTCCGGTGCCGAGGTTGACTGGCATATTCGCATCGAGTACGACTGGTATTCCGAGGATCTGGAAACCACCGAGGTCGTAGCCTGGACGCTGGAAGGTGCCGGCGGCGTTCTGTGGGTTTCCGAGAAGGCTCGTGAACTGTGGTCGGTTTGATCCGTCGAGTGCGCGAAGAATGCAACCAGCGAGGCTCGGATGCATCACGATATGAGTCGCGCTTCCGAAGAAGTTCGTCGAGATGTCGGTGATTGCCTGGACGAGTTTTGGAAAGAACTCGGCATATGTTGGCGATGCGTCGGTGTAGGTGACGGCGTTGATGCCGCTCGTGTTCAAGATGCCTCGATGTTCGCCAGATGAGCCGGAGCCGTTGATTGCGAGCGCGTCGACTTTGGTCTGGTATGAGCGAACGGCGTCTCCGAGGAGCTGCGTTTCGATACCGGTGCCGCGTAAAACTGCTTGCTTTGAGAGGTCAAACATTGAGGCGACGGTGTTCACGTTGATCGTGAGCAAGGTGTCGTCTGGTGATGACTCTGTCGGTGCGGTGTTTTCTGAGGCCTGAACGTAGCTGGTGACGCCAGTTGTGAGGCGACCGATGTTGAGGGTCATGCCTTGAGCTGGTAGCGCCGAGTTGACTGAGATGTCAAGTACTGGACGTCCAGCGCGGCGAAGCGTCGCGAAACTGTCGACGAGGTACTGTGGCACTACGAGGCCGGCGAAGTTGCTAGTACCGGAGTCGCGAGTGTCGAGGACTTCGCGCTGGTAACGGGCGATGCGGTCGCGTGCTTCGTATGAACCACCGAACTCGGCGGCGATAGCGTCGGCGAGGAAGTCGTTCTTTGAGCGGTTGTGGTAGGTGGCTTCTTCTGAGATAACTCGTGCGCCGCCGATGTTGCGTGACTCAACTTGTGAGTCTACTTTTGCGGCGATTTCTGCGTTGGCAGAGTTGCGCAATTCGATTTCGGCGATCTGGTTGATGCGCTCATCGAGTTTTTCGACTTCGAGTTTGAGTGCCTGGATGTTTGCTAGTTCGATTTCCGAGATGTCTCGGTCTTCGGTGACTGCTCGTGTGAGGGTTGCGTCGATGAGATCGGTTTTTGATGTCCGGTTCTCTTGCAATTTTGAGAGAAAGGCGTTTGCCATTTGGGAATGCTCCTGTGAAGATAGACGATTTTTGTTGGGGTTTTCGTCCAGGTGTCTTCGGCTTCGGAGCAGGTGTCGCGGTTGCGAGGTGTGTCTTCCGTTCGTCGAGAGGTGTGGTCTCGTAGAGGGATTTTATCTTACGGCGCGAAGATCGGCAAGGATCTTCTCGACTTCTTTTCGACGTTTCCCGTGATCTGCGTTTTTTTCGAGCTGCTGGTTTTCGGCGGCTCGGTCTGCCATGTCATCGTCTTCGAGATCGTCTTCGTCGTCGTCGTCGTCGTCCATGTCATCATTTTCGGCGGCGTAGAGTGCGGCGATCTGACGAAGGGCTTGCGCTTCGCTTCGGTGGCATCCCATGACTTCCAGGTCGTCGTCTTTGACGACGGCGAAGCCTTGACACTCTGGATTATCGGACTCGATGTGGTACGGCATTAGGCGTCCGGCAGTAGGCACGAGACGACTTCGGTGCCGGTGGAGACTACGGCGTAGAGCTTCTCGCCGGCTGGAATAGTCAAAGATAGCGATCCGTCGTCTTTTTCAAAAATGAAACCGGTTGAGGAGGTGACATCGGATGCGCCGAGATAGACGGTCGTGTTTGATAGTGCGTGGACGACTGCTGTGCGGTGTGTTGAGTCTGAGTCGATGAGGAGTGTTGCGGTTTCGCCGACGGTCGTGCGAGTTGATCTCATCGGCCGAGGTCTTTCAACAACATCGCAACGGCGTCGCGGTTCGGGGTGGTTGACTCTTCGCGCAATGCGCTCACGGTGGCCATTTCTCCGTATGCGCCGAAAGTGACGAGGGAGACTTCTGCTAGGTGTGCTTTGATGCGCTCGACGACACCAGATGCAAGCCGGTTGTCTTTGAGACTGAGGAAACCGATTGAGAGCTGGTCGAGCGCGCCGTCTCGGACTAACTCCAGGACTTGATCTCCTCGGTCTGTTTTTGAGACGTAGAACTCGGCGTGTAGTCCGGCGGCGTCTTCGCGCAATAGGGTCGCGCGTCCGATGGGGAGTGCCTGGTGATCGTGGCCGACGAGTAGTTTGACGCGGTGTGCGGCTCGTGTGACGGCCGCGAACGCGCCTGGTCGGAATACTTCGGTGAGTTGCGAGTTGATGCGTTGTTCTTTGTTGTATGGGACGGCGAGTCCGACGATGGTGCGGCCGTCGCCGGCGGCTCGTACTTCGAGGTCGCTTTCAAATTGGCGTGTCTCAGTCATTGTCTTCTCCTTATTCGACTTCCAGGATGCCGGCGTCGAGTTGAGTTTGTTCTAGTGGTTGTAGGTCTTCGAGTAGGCGTGCTTCGTCGGCGGTGAGGAAACCTCCGTCGATGCCGATCTTGTGTGCCTGGTATCGGGTGAGGGTGTCGGTGCGTAGGAATGCGTCGACGTTGAACTTTGCGACTTGTCCGCGCGGCAGTAGATCCGAGAAGGCTTGCTCGAAACGGATCATCCAGGGGGCGAGCGAGAAGCGGAGGAGCTGCTGTTGTTCGTTTTCGATGTTTGAGTATGTGCGCGATGAGTTCGGTGCGCCGAGGTAGTAGGCCGGTAGGCCGAGCATATTGGCGATCTCGGTGAGGTCGAAGGTGCGTGACTCGACGAGTTGTGCGTCGCCGGCGTTGTCGGAGATTGCTTCGAACTTTGTTGACTCGTTGAGGACTGCTGGTTCGCGTGAGCGGCCGCCGTAATGGTTCATCCATTGCTGTTTTAGTAGTAACGCTTCGGCGGCGTCTAGGTCGGGGTTTGACGAGTAGAGGATGCCGGAGGGTTGTCCGCCACCGGAGAAGTATCTTGCGGCGTATTCATTCAAGGCGATCGCGGTGCCGAGGCCTTGTCGTTGTGCTTGCAATAGTCCGACGCCGAAGATGTGTCCTGGAAGGGTGAAGCCTTTGACGTGCATGACTTCGGACTGATCGAAGGATTGTCCGTCGATCTGGAAGCGTTTGCGGCCTTGCTCGATGCGGAGTTGTACGCGGTCGGGGGCGATGGGGTAGATCGTGTCGGGGTAACCAGTCGCGGACGTTGCGCCGAGTATTGCGAAATAGTTGCCGTGCATGATGCATGATGCGATGGCGGCCGAGATGGTTTCGATGCGTGTCTCTGGTGGGTTAGGTCGCGACAAGATAGGCGGCGTGTCGATGCGTACACCGTTTCGGTAGTCTTGCAAAGGTAGGCCACCAATAGCGTTCGCGATTAGGTTGACGCCTCGCCATACTCCAGGGATGGAGAGCGCCGAGTGTTCATCGACGAAGGTGCCGGCGTCGGCGACTGTACCGAAACGACTGATCCGTCCGTAGGAGTCGACTGACGCTCCGTTCGGTGCGATGTATTTTTGTCTACTCAGTAGGTCGGCGAGCATTGTTGCTTCTTTCGATTGAGATCCCGATTGCGATTGTTAGCGCGCCGAGTACTCCGAGACCGAGGGGGAGGAATACTAGACCGAATGCCACACTAAGAACAATACATCCGATGACCTGGATGATGGTAGAAGTTTCTTTCAAAATATTTGACTCCTTTGGATAGTTTTTTCTTGACGTTGTGTGGCGTGATGCCATGCGAGAGTCGCCGCGAATAGGGGCGTGATGTCGACGGCTGGTGAGCTGCGAGACCAGAGCCACGACTGGCCGAGCATTCTTTTCACGACACCGGCGGCGGCTTCGTCGAGTTTGTCGTGTGGTCGGATCTTGACTGAGCCGTCTAGGAGAGCGTCGTAGAAGAGTCCTACGGCGGCGGTGACGTCTTTTGTGCCGTATCGGATCACTTTGAGTCCGAGCGCCTCTAAAGGCTCCATGAGGCTTCCTGCTGGTGCGTATCCGTCGACGATGATCTCGGCGCGGTATTTTCTGGCGAGTTCTTTTGCGCGTGCCGGTATCCAGGAGACGCCTTCGCGCGCATCGACGATCTCGATATTTCCTGATCTGTCACATACGGCGATCGCGCCGGCGGAGCGGTCGAGTGCTACGTCGACGGCGAAAGAGAGTTCGCCGGTCGGAGTGGTGTTCGGGATGTTGACTTTTGACCATTGTCGCATCGGTATAAGTCTTTCGTCCGAGGTTGTGTTGTTGTTCAAGTAGGCGCGCCGAAACTCTCCGAGAGGCATTGTCTGGAAGGCGTGGCGGATGACTTCGGCGTCGATGGTGAGATTGAGAGCCGGCATACATTTATCCCACACCGTCTCATCTTCGGGGTCGTCGTCGGGGTCGGCGCTCCATTCAAAATATGCGATCCCATTTTTGCGGCCGGCTTTGACTGCTTCGCGGCCTTGCTCGATCTTTCGGTTGAGGTAGGTCGAGCGTTGAGTGCCGGCGGTGGATACGACGATGAGCTGTGCGTCGCGTCTGGTGGCCATTGCTGGTAGTGCGGACTGTTCGCGGCGGTCGTCTTCGTCGGCGAAGGCTTCGTCGATGATGCAAAGGTCAACTACTTTTCCATGCATTGCGGTAAGAGAGTTAGCCACCGTTTCAATGCGTGATCCGTTTTTGAAGATGACTGCTTCGGCGCCGGCTCCTCGATAGACGCGCGCGATTGACGCGGCGAGCGGTGTGCGCTCGATGAGGGGGACTTGATCGTCGATGAGTTTGCGCCTTGCATCCCATCCGGTTTGTGCGGTGTAGGCGATGCGTTGCGGTGTCGACCAGCGGAGCGCGCGGTGTATCTGCCAGGCGAGAGTCAAAGTTGTTTTTCCCGACTGGCGAGGGATCGTGATGCATATTTCGCGGTAGGCCGGAATGATGAGGCCGGTCTTGCGGTCGACGACCATTTCGGTTCCCACATCGGCGACCATTCTTTGCCAGGGGAGAAGCGGTGTGCCGAGGAGCTGCGCGATGGCGGCGATCTCATGGCCGCGCGTTTTTCGGGTCTTAGTTCTTTTCGTCGCGTAACGCGGCGTCGAATTGTTTCGCAAGATCGGCGAGGCCATCGTTTTCATTTTGTGTACCAGATCGCAAAGTTGTCTCCGCCGCTCGATATTCCTTCCATAGCGAAGCGTTCTCCGGATGCTCGTCGCACATACGCGCAAGATGACGCGCCGTTTCGACTAACGCGGAGTCGACAAGTTCGAGGCGACCGGCCGTTCTGAGCGCCGAAATAGTTTTTTGAATTGCCTCGAAATTGGAAGAAACGACAAGAAACTCGTCGACTTTTTCCGTTTTTGCGCGTTTTTGCGCTGGTTTCGTTGTTTTTGTCATGACACCATTTTCGTTCATTTTGGGACTGAATATAGAACGAC